CACACTTAGCGGGAGCGGCATTTAGTAATTTACCAAATGCACTTAAAGAAGCCTGTATTTTAATTACAAGTGCATTTATTAAAATGCGTGGTGATAGTTCAACAACTATGGCTTACACAACCAGCCCATCAGGAAATGTTGCTGGATCTACACGCTATGGCAATGACATTGCTGTTGCTTTGGACATGGTTAATAAATACAGACGGATTAGATAATGACCGTTACCCCTACCCTTACAGGCCGCGCCGCGGTACGCGATACGCTTTCACAATTTATTTTTAATCCTCCTATTGAAAATCTTAATCAAGTTTTTACTTCATTTCCGAAAATTATTAACTATGAGATCAATGCTCAACCAGGGCAAATGACGCGCAGTGTGGCTGTGGTTTATATTGCTGATGAATATGAAACACGCTTAGCAATTGGTGGCGCTCATAGTGGCTGGAAACGGATTGATTACACTGTAATCCTTCAACTCTTTTGCGTGTCATTTCACCGTAATTCTGAATATGCAATGGCTGATTTTGATTGCGTAGTTGATAACATCAAAGAGCGTTTGCGTTCTGATCATAACTTTGGTGATACATCAGGCAATCTTGTTTGGCAAGGCGCGGAACCAGTTATTCAGGCAAGGTATGGAGAACCTAGCACTGAAAAAGATGGGGCCACAGAAATCTTTGCTGAGATACAATTTCCTGTAACACAGATGATCCAGGCATAAGGGGAACACCATGAAGTACAAATACAATGGAACTGATGAACGCGTGTTTCCAGGTGTAAAGGTCACTGTTAAGCCTGGTGATGAGTTTGACGCGCCTGAAGGTTTTAATGCAACAAATGTAGTACCTGTTGTAGAAAAAATTTCAATTGCAGAACCAACAGAACCAAAAGCAACAAAAGCACCAAAAGAAGATAAAGAAATCAAAATGTCTGCCGCGTCAGACCATAAATTAGGAGATGAATAATGTCTGTACAGCAATCCGTTCGCTCGTACTTAGGTATTGCTAAAGAGGCAACCCGCGGTACGGTAGTAGCACCAACCGACTTCATTCCAGTAATGAAGGACAGCCTCAAGCCAGTGGACATTATTGACCCACTCTACGATACAGGTTTGCGTGGCTCAAATGTTTTGAACTACAATTATATTCCAGGCCGCAAACGCTCAACAGTTGATTATGGTGGCGCAGTATTTGCCGACACTGTTGGCTATGCTATTGCTGGTGTTTTAGGTTATGTAGTAACAACAGGTGGAAGCGCACCTTACACCCATGACATTACACTTTTTAACAGCCTTGCTGTTGGTGGAGATGTACAACCAATTTCATACACATTAACAGATTTTTATGCTGTTGATGTTCGTTCATATCCTGGTTGCCAGTTCTCTGACTTCTCATTGAAGTTCAATGCTGACGGCATGCTTGAATATGACGCTAAAACAACTGGTTGGTCATCATCAGTAGTTTCAACACCAACTCCATCATTCTCAACACTGCTTCCAACACCAGTTTGGCGCGGTACTGTTTCAGTAGGCGGCTCACCATTATCAACAGCCATGACTGGCAACATTGATATGAAGCGCCCTGCAACACCTATCTACGGCATTTCAAATACACAAGATCCATACCAGGTTTTCTTAGGCCCACTAGAAGTAACAGGCAAGATTACATTTGTTATGGACAATGACACTCAATTACTTAACTTCCTTAACAACACACAACCTGCACTTGAGTTTGTTTGGAATTACTGTACTGGTGCAAGTGAGATTGCTGTTGTTGCAAACCTTGCTAAGGGTGCTTATACAACTGGTGTTATTGAGCGCGGTGATGATTTTGTTAAGGTCACAGTGGACATTAACGCACAATCAAATACAAGTAACGCTGGTGCTTCAGGTGGTTACTCACCTATTGCATGGACACTTCTAAACGCAAAGCCATCAGGCACATACGCGTTTGATTAACTAGATCAGGGCGGCGGCGTGGTTGAGGGCGATTGCCTTCCCGCTCTCCCGCGCCGCTTGCTCTTTTTAGGTATGATTTAAGGAAGGCAACCAACAGGAGGCAATATGTCTAAAGAAGTAACACTCCCATCAGGAGCAACAGTTAAATTAAAAGATCCAACAACTTTACGCGTTAAAGACCGTAAAAATGTTATGCGTAGCGCTGACAATGCAATTGGTGGAGATCTTACACAAGCACTTGCATTAGGTGACGCACTTATTGCAATGCTTGTTGAGTCATGGTCATTTGATTTAATTCCACCATCAATCAAGATTGACTCATTAGATGAATTAACTATGGGCGATTATGACGCTTTGGTAGAACACACAAAAGATGCTCAGAAGTATCTCTTCCCTAACCTGGCTGAAACGCCACAAGCGGAGGCAGACCCAAAAGCGCCTGGCGAGAACTCCAACGCCTAAAATGGTTACTCAGGGGTGGGGAACGCCATGAAGCGTTCTCTTACCCTGATGAGTATTGGTACTACTACCAAATGGCTGATCGTTTTGGTTGGACACCTGAACAGGTAGATAACTTGCCAGCAAGAACAGCAGACTGGTTAATAGCAATTGCTAGAACCGTTGATGAAATAAAAGCAGAAGGGTCACAATAATGGCTGGCATTATCGTTAAAAACCTTTCTGAAGTTCTCGCGGCTATTGATGGATCAAAAACAAAAATTGAACAAGGCGCGCAAGTTGGAATTATGCGCGCTGGCCTTGCTGTTGAACGGCAAGCAAAACTTAACTTTCAAGGTACGCGTAGTTATCAAAAAAAAGTTAGCAAAAAAGGCAATGCTTACATAGTTACAAATCCTAAAACCCATGTTGGCGGTTCAGGGCCAAATACAGTTACAGGTAATCTAAAGCGTTCTATTAAAACTACTTACAGAACTGGCTTTGGATCTTACATTGCTGAAATTGGGCCAACAATGATTTATGCGCGCCAGGTTGAAAAAGGCGGTGGCAATTGGAAGTCAGGAGTAAAATATCCTTACTTAGAACCTGCCGCAAAAATGCTATTAAATAATGGCACAATCAACAGGATCTTTATTACCGCTATACGCGAGAAGTTGGGGAAATAAGCAATGGCTGACTTAATTCCACCAATGCTTATTAAATTACAGGCAGATGTAAGCGAACTTAAAGCAGGTTTATCTCAAGCAGAAACCGCTATTAAAGGCGTAGATGACTCTGTAAAGAAAACCAGCACAGGCATGAATAATTTTACTGCTGGCTTAAAAAACATGGCAAGCGGTTTTGTTGGGTTTTATGCACTTCAAAAAGTTGTTGTTTCTACAATTGCTGATGTTCAGGCTTATCAAGCCGCTATTGCTAAAGCGGGCGCAATTATCCAATCCACGGGAAATGTGGCTGGCGTAAGCGTTGAACATTTTAAAGCACAAGCAAGCGCTTTAGAAAGCCTTACAAGCGTAGATGAAAACCTTATCATTCAAAGCCAAAATGTTATGGCAACATTTACTCAAGTTAGAAATGTTGTAGGCGCGGGCAATGATATTTTTGATCAAGCAACTAAAACAGCGCTTGATTTATCTGTGGTTATGGGTGGCGATTTACAAGGCGCAACTGTTCAATTAGGTAAGGCTCTTAGTGATCCTATTAAAGGTATTACTGCCCTCACAAGAGTAGGCGTTACCTTTGACGCTCAGCAAAAAGCAACCATCAAAACAATGATGGAACACAATGATGTTATGGGCGCTCAGAAAGTTATTCTTGCGGAAGTAAATCGAGAATTTGGCGGCGCTGGTAAAGCAGTAGGAGATACTTTTGCAGGTAGTGTGGCTAGAGCCAAAGACAAAATTGAAGATTTTACGCGCGATTTAATTATTGGTTTACAACCAATTCTTTTATCTATTGGTAAAACAATAGGCAATCTAATAAATACTTATATCAAGCCTTTTGTAGATATTCTTATTAAGAATAAAGAAGCCATATTGGTTCTTGTTGGCATATTAGGTACAGCATTTGTAGCATTTAAAACTTATCAGATAACAATGGCGGCTGTAACAGCGGCTCAAGAACTTTATATTGTTGCAACAGCACTTTTAAGAGGCGCAAAGTTGGCAGATATAGCGGCAACAGAAGGTCAAACAGCCGCTATGGTTATGCTTAATGCTGTAATAAATGCCAATCCAATTGCTAAAATAGTTACAGTTGTAGCGCTATTAGCCGCTGGTTTTGTAGTTCTTTGGAACCATTCACAAACATTCCGCAATATAATTATTGATATTGGCAAGGCTGGCATTACTGCAATTGCTTTCTTAATTGAATGGGTAGGCAAACTAGCAACAGCCTTCATTAAACTTGAGTCAGGTTCATTGCGTCTATTGTTAAAAGGCTTGGCTTTGTTACATGTACCAGGGGCTAAAGAAGCGCTTGATGGGATTAACAAAGCAATTGACACAGTTGGCAATTTCTTTGACAGCGCCGCAACTAAAGTTAAAAGTTACACAAATTCACTTGATGAATTAGCAAAAAAGAAAATTAAACTACCTTCTTTTGGTGGGGCGGCAGGTGCAGATAAATCAGGTGGAGCAGAAGCGCCTAGTTATGTTCCTCCTACAACAACCGTAGATAAAGTTGCCAAAGCCAATTTAACAAAACTTCAAGGTTATCGTTCAGATGTAGATAAAATCTACAAAGATATTGCTGTAACTATTAGTGAAGCACAGGCTAAAGCAGATGATGAATTAACCAAACGCAATGAAGTTATGCTTGCCGCACATCAAGATTATGACCAAAAAGTTGCTGATCTAAATACAAAATTTGCTGAAGCAAATGCTGAAGCAGATAAGCGTTTTAGTGAAGCAAAGGCTGAAGCACAAAAGCGTAGAGATAAATCTGAAACAGAAGCCTATAAGCGCCACAAAGATACTCTTGATAACATAAATAAAGATTACGCTAAAAAAACTACTGAACTTGAAAAAAATCTAAATACGCAACTTGCTGACATAAATAAAAAAGCGGCAATCAAATCTGAGCAATTAACTAAAGCGGCGGCAGATAAGCAAGCATCAATTATTAGACAATCTATTGATGCGTTAAGAAATGCTTTTGCTTCGGGAACTGGTTTTAATCTATCGGAAGCATTTAAGGGTGGCGCTGATACTGCTGACAAACTTCTTGCTGATCTTAAAACAAAATTACAAGGTGCTAAAGATCTTCAGGCTAACGCCGCCGCGCTCGCTGGCATGGGTTATTCACAAACTTTCATTCAAGAAGTTGTAAAGAATGGCCCTGAAGCAGGAAACAAAATTGCTGAAGCATTAAAAGCGGCT